TATATAGCGGTCGGCCTCAGACATGACCGACTGAAAAGACGCGATTGCCGTCTCGCTGTAAATGCCCCACTCCACACCCTTATTCAGCAGCCATTGCATTTCTTTGTCATCCAGCATTCCGTCTGCCATCATCTTTTGGCGCACGTAGTCCAGGATGATCTCATTTGTGGCCTGCTCGTGTTTTGCTGCGATTTCCAGGGCCTTGGCGCCGTTCGCGTCCAGAGCCGCGTCGAACTTTGCCAGCTCGGCCACATTCCACTCGCCATATCTGGCGATATACTCGGCCTTTTCCTGCTCGATCTTGGCCCGCTCCTCGGCGTTCTTGCGCACGCTCTCAGCATGAGAGTCTTCGAGCGACTGTATAGACTCGACACCCTTCAGGTAATCCTCGTTAACCTGAGTGATCGCCTTCATCGCTTCTTCAGACATTTCCAGAGAGTCGCTATAACCATCAACGCTGCCCGCTGTATCGATGAATTGCACCCCGAGATCTGCCAACTGCTGTGTTGTCAGGCTGGCATAATTGTTCGCCCGTTCATAAACGGCTTTCATCGAATCTGTTTTCTCGGCAAATTCTTCCGAATAAGCCCGCGCTTTTCGGTACTGCTCGCTTGTCAAACCCAGTGAGTCTGCAACTGCCTTGTTAGATTCCGCTGCCTGTCGGTTCTGCCTGATATTTTTGGCAAGGCTTTCATAAGTTTCTTCGAGTAGCAAGTTCCACTCGCGTTGAGCGGGTAGCATTCCGCTGGCCATCTCGCTTTGCAAATCGTCATAGGCAACTTGCATTCTGCCCGCGCCGCTGCCTGCTTTTTCCATTGCCGCCGCCGTGCCCCCCACCTGAGACTCGATCTCACCCAAAATAATGTCCTGGGCGCTGGCAACGTCGCCCATCTCAACAAAGTTTGTGATCATCGCCCTTTGCACGTCGCTGAACGTCACACCGCTCTTGGCCAGCGCCGTCATACCCTTGATCGGCTCATTCAGCGCCTTGCCAACCTGCACTGAACTTTGGCTCACTCCGCCGAATGTCGTGCTCAGGTCAAGCACTGCCTGCGCGGCCCTGGGCAATTCTTCCCGCCCTATCTGCTTAAACGTCAGCAGCATAGACTGCGCATCTCGAATAACATCGTCATCGATGCCAGAGAGCTTCGCCAGGCTCATGGCCATGACGTCCAGCTCGCGCGCGTTCAACCCGGCAGCATAGCCGGTCGCCTTCAAAATGGCTTCCTGCTTCGCTAAAACCTTGTTGCCTTCTTCGGCCTTGATCATCCCCTCGCGCAAATAATTACCCGCCGCAATCACAGCCCCGCTCAGAATGCCCAAAGCCGAAGCCGAAGCCAAAGACCCCAGGCCCAACTCGCCCAGGGTACCCTTCAACTCCTTCGCTTCCTTGGCGGCCTGGCGTTCACCAGAGCCTTCCTTGGTCACTCGTAAGATGATCTGTAAAATCGACGTTCCAGCCATGCTTTATCTCATTCCCCTCCCCCTTGTAGGGGGAGGCCGGGAGGGGGTCACTGCCGGTAATGCTTAAACCGGCTCACCCACGCTTGCTTTTTCGCCGCCACGATCTGCTTTATCTCGGCCTGCCGCCTACCGTCCGTGTTCAAAATCCTGAAGGCTTCCAGCCAGACCTCGGGCAATTGTTCGATGTCCCAGGGCGCGATCACCGCGCCCCCGCTCGCCTGGTTGATTTGTTTTGCTAGCAAAATCCGGGCGAAATACGGGTTACTCGTGCTGCCCGTGTCAATCAAATCGACCAGGTCACTCTCTAATTTTTTTTTATACCCATCCGATGATCCAGGATCATCGACCAGGTACGCCCCACCAGGTACTTGTACAGGCCTGGGTCGTTCTCCTGGGTGGTTTCCGCCAGCGCGCGCACATCCTCGATGCTCATACGTGTGAGTGGGTCGCTGCCCTGGCTCCAAATCTCAGCCAGCCACTCGCCAATTCTTTCGCCCAGGCCATTCAGTTCGTTCTTCAGTACCTCGCGCCGTTCCTTGTCCTTGCACTTGCGCGCCTCGGCCAAAGCCGTGTCAAACCAGCCCAGCAACTCGCGCATTTCATCCGTGCGCGCCTTGGGCGGGTTGACCCACACCTGCATCACCGCATCGCCATACTCATGGGCATACTCTGAAAGCGGTAAAGCTCTCACAATCTTCGGGATCTTGATTTCCATTCATCTACCTTTCCCCTCCCCCATTTCCGCGTTCTTTGCGTAAATGGGGGAGGCCGGGAGGGGGTCAAGCCAGGGGGCCTAGTAAGTATTCCGATCAGTCGTCACCTGCACGCCAACTTCCTTGCTGCTGGTCGGGTCATACACGCTGGTAAACAGGACCGTGTGCAGGTTGTTCCCGCGGTCTTCCTCGCCAAGCGGGGTGACCTCGTCATAAGTGCCAGCCATGTCCACAATCAGGCTGTGCGGGTCGCCGGTCCCAATCGCGGGGCCGTTGATTGCCAGGCGCAAGAAACTATTTGCCTGGTTGTCATCATTCAGCTTGTCCCAGATCGCATCCGCAGCCGAGCCGCCTTCCAGCGTCAGCGCGATCTGCCCGCCGATCAACCCTTCGCCATGCGAGTTAAACGTTTTGGCCGCGCTGCCGGCAAACTTGGGGTACGGCGCGAACATGAGATCTACGTCAAAGCCGCGCAAGATATTCGCCAGCTCAGTGCCGCCCAACCCGGCCCAGGATGTATCCTGATACAACCGCGCCAGCTTGGCATTCATGGATGTCGCCACCGGCAGCGCGATCGACCCGGTAAACGAGGTCGGCGTCCACTGCCGGGCAAAATACTCCGCTTCGATCGACACCGGCGCGCCTTCAGCGCCCTGGGCCACCCGCCCCGAAATGCGCACGCGCTGAAACATCGCATATTCGCACTCAAACGCCTGGGTGTTGTCACCCTTCTCGATCGTCAGGCTGTCGGGCGCATTGGTTGCGTTGAACGCCTGGCTCGGCGTAAAGTCCCACAGGTAATCGTCCTGGTCTGTGGTCTGCTCAGCGGCAGTCACCGCGCCCTTCAGCCCACAGCCGAAGATCGGCAAAAGCGCCTGAAAATAACCATCCGGGATGCTCAGCGACTCACTCACCAAATACTGGTCGACTACCTTGCGATGCCCAGCCGAGCGCAGCCCGATATTCTCGGGGATCTTGCGCGGTCGTTTGTGCTGCGTCAGCGCCGAAACCTGCCCGCCCACAAACATTCGTGTTGCTACCACCGGCGTACCGTGCGCAGCCGGGTTCTCCGTGCCAAACTGGATCTTGCTAAAAAATCGGTCGCCCATGATATTTACTTACCTTTCCGGCCCTTTCGGCCTGTTTCCAGCTTCACTTCAACGTTTTCAGAGTAACCAGGCGGCACATTCTGCAACGCCCTGTACACGCCTTTTTCAATACACTCCGCCAAAAGCGCCCCAACGCCCTCAACCTCGGCCTGCTCCTGGGTAATCTCATGCGCCAAACCCGGAACGCCCAGGCCGTCGCCAACGAACACATAAACAATCGCCTTATCACTCATGATCTCTCTTCTGTCCCCTCCCCCAAATATCCCGTCAGGGTATTTGGGGGAGGCCGGGAGGGGGTCTCTCCCCCCATTTCCGCGCTCTTTGCGTAAATGGGGGGATGGCCGTAGGCCAGGGGGGCGGGGTGGCTTATCCGCTCACCACCAATCCTTGAATACTTTCCTTCACGATCCACTTGGCAACCAGCCCCAAGTGCTCTGTGCCTGCATTGCCATAACGCAGCACACCCATCTCAATGCTGGTAGACGGGTCCAGCACAAAATAATTGACCCTGCCGCCCTGGTACACCTTGCCACCCAGGGTAATGCTGCCGGCCGCCGCAACCAAAATCCGCTTGATGTAGCGCAGCACACCCGGTATGCGCCGCTTATCCAGATCCGGGGCCAGGTTGAACTCCACCGTCCCGCGCCACAGCGCAATACTGGGGCCGCCCTGGCTGTACTCAAGATCGACGCTGTCGAAGAACGTCAAAGCTGTTGGCACATCCAACGGGATATTCTCCGGGAACTCATCCCGCTCGAACATCCGGTAAGAAGTGACTCTGCCGCCCTTGCCATCTTCCACTTCCCAGACTCTCGTCAAGTCGTCGATCCAGTCTTCGATCATTTCGTCACCAAGCTTTGAACAATCTTTTCATTGGCCTGGTCATACAAAGCCCTGATCTCGTTTTGTTTGTCAGTCACGCCGTAATACAGGTAGAAAAAGCCCTTCCAGCGGCGGCTGCCATAATTGCGCCCAACTTCCTGCACAATTCCTTTGAGTCCCTGACTTTTATTCACACCAATTGCGCCGCGGATCTGCATGTTGTTTTTATTGACGCCCAAATATTTCTTAAAAATATTCCCGGCCAGCTCACCGGTCCGCCTGGGCGCATTTTGCGCCGCCTGTGCGCCCGCCACTTCGGTCGCATCCTGCACGGCCTGGCCCATGATCTCACTGTAAAACTTGTCAAAATCTTCCAGCTTTTTCAACTGTCGGTCAACGCTCCCGGCGTCCAAAACGCTGTTGATCCGTGATGCTCCGCGATAGGTTGCCATCCCTACCTCGCCGCCGGAATGTAATAATTGCTCTTGACCCGCGCGATCGCATCCCGCGGAAACTCGTGCATATAAAAACTCTCGCCGCTCTCCGCATTCCCCAGTCGCCCGGCATACCCGCCCTGGCTCTTTTTCATCATCAGGGTCGCAATCTGCCTGGTCAAATAATTGATGTCGCTCGGCGTAACCATCCGCGCGATCGCCGTTGCCGAGGCATGAGTGGCTGCCACAGATCCATTCACCGCCCGCGTCACATAATAGGACCGGAAGGCCCCCACCGCGGCCCCCGAGTTGTGCGCAACCTTTTTGGTCTTGTTCCAGCCCCGGATCACAAACGCGCTGTTGCTCTGGATGTCCAAAACCTTGACCTGCTCGAACTCGATTTTGGCAACCTCGCCTATCTTCACGGCTGCGCCGCTCGTCAGGGCCACCACCTCGCTCGAAGCATCCAACGCGCTGGCCAGCGTCGTCAGATTCGGCGTGATGGCGCCGTAATCGTCCACAGACTGCCACTCATCGCCAATTTTGAGCAGCATGCCCGGAGAAAGCGCAGACCCGTCCGCCACCGTCACCGTTTCCGCAGAAACACCCTGCTCGGCAGCCAGCGTAGCGCCCAAAGACTCGGCCAGCTCATACAGGCCCCACACCCCCGGCACTTCCACCCCGTTGACCTTCTCGCTCCAGGTGATGTCGTAATCGTCCAGTGCATCGATCCGCAAATACGGCCCGTTGTGCCAGAAGGCCTGGTCATTGCCCGCCGTAGAACGCAGTACCACGTTCGCCTGGCTGACCGTCACCCCTTCGCTGGTCAGATCGCCGCTCAAACGCAGCAGCGCCGGGGTCCACATCACCTGCCCGCGCGCGGCCAGCTTCAGCGTTTCGGCCACCGGCTGAAATGCCCCGATCTCTTTGCTCAGGTATTCGCTGGCTGGCAAGATAAAACGTTTGAGCACGCTGATCGAAAGGCCGCTTGCGCCTTCAGCATCATCATTCAGTTCATCGAGCGAGCAATAGCACTGGTAACGGTTCATAGGTTTCTCCGACCGGCCACACCGAAGTGCAGCCGGTCGCTTGCAATGTTAGGCGGTCCCTTCAGCAGGGTTGACGTGCAGCTCACCGTCGCTGTTGGTTTCGGGCAAATACTTCGCCCCGTAGCGCAGCGAGAAAATCGCCACCGACTTGGCAGATCCTACGTTCGGGCAGACCAGGGCCGGACGCACGTAGCGCTCTTTCGGGCTTTTGATCTCGATGAAACCCGCGCCGTCTGTGCCGGTCGCAATCACGATGCTCTTGCCGGTCCCGACCAGGTCAGCAGCCGAGCCAAAGTTGCTGGCTGTGTCCTGCTGGGCCTTCAGGGTGAACGTGGCCGCCTCGCCCTTCAGAACAGCCGCGCCAAAAAACACGCCATCGTACCCGGCCATATCGACGCCGGCGCCGTACAGCGTCTCATCGTCAGCGGCAGCATTGATCAGTTGCAGATCGAACTGCATGTCGGTATAAATCGATTTAAACTCCATCAGATTACTCCTTCCCCGGCTTTTGGGCCGCGGGCTTGTCAGATACAACTTTTCCGGCTTTTTGCGCGCTCGCCTTGGCCGCAGCTTTGACCGCCTTCTCCAAGGCCTTTTTAGCGGCAGGATCAATATCGGACGCGGAAAGTTTTACGGTTATGCTGGCAGAAGGCTCTACAGCGGCAGTTTCAACGCCCACACGCGGCAGGGTCGCCGTTTCGGGGGCAGCGTCCTTCACTGCCGCGGCTTTGCCTGCGCCGATCAAGATCACACCTTCGGCATTCGAAACGTCCAGCACTTCCCCGGCCAAAACCTGCCGTTTTTGTGCGATCGTAGGCCGTATGATTCGTACTTTCATAGCCAATCCTTTTCTCACCCGGCGGGCGCGTCAATTCGTGCGCCCGCCGGGCAAAAGGTGCTCTTAGGCGGTCAGGGCATCCAGCATGGCCGCGAACGAAGCGGCGTTGCGCACCGCAAAGTCCACGTCCTGGAAGGCCACAACGCGCACAGCGCGCTGGGTGCTCAGCGAATACGGGTCGACCAGGATGTCGATCCCATCGCCCCACAGGCCCATCACCAGATCGTCCCAGTTGCCGTAGAAGATCGCGCTGGCTGTACTGATGTTGCCCTTGGTCAGGGTCGAGCTGACCTGGTTCGAAACCAGAGCGCGGTGACCGTTCAGCTCATTGCCTTCCCAGATCGGCACTTCGCCATAAGTGGCATTGCGGAAGGTGCCCTTGAGCTTGCCGCGCACCTTGGCGTTGGTCACGTAGGCCATGCTGTCGACTTCGGCATCGTCGGTCGCCACTTCTGTTTCCAGGGCAACGATATCCAACCAGTCCGGGGCAGCGCCGTTCGTGCCGCCCACCACCGAGCCAATCCCGCTGGTCGAAGCAATACCGTCCGGCTGATTGACATCGGCGGAGTCGTCGCCGTGCAAACCGGCGTAGTCGACACCCAGGGCGATCACGCGCGTCAGGTCCTGGCGCACGAAATTCTCAACGTCCATGCTGGCCTGGATCAGCAGCTTGTGGCTGATATCCGACCAGGCGCCGAAGGTATGCGGGGTAAGCGCAACCTGGCCCAGGGTTTGCTGGCTTTCGGTCGGCGCGCCGCTTTCGGCCAACCAGTAACCGGTGCCGGCCGCGGTATGCTTGGGGATGGCGACATCGCCAACCAGGCCGGTCAGCATCCGCACGCCCGCCTGCGCCAAAATCATGCGATTGCGCAGCATTTCGATCAGCGGCAGTTGTTGCGTGGCCACCATATAGCCGCCCGCGGTTGGGGTGCCTACGACCAGGTCGCGCTTCTCACCGACCACAACATCGTGCGGCACGAAAAACGAACGCGGTTGGCGCCCAAAGCGCTTGGCAACGGCTTCGCTGGCTTCACGCTCCAACCCGGCCACGTCCCAGGCTTTCGGGTTGTCTTTGGCGCTGGCTGCGGCGTTGATCGCCCGCACCAACGAATAGCGCTTGATCTCGCGATCGGTCATGCCGATCTCGGCCAGCGGGTTCTGCGAGCGCTGCTGCCCGGCGGGCTGCGCTTCGCTGTTGAGCGTTTCCATGGTCTCGGCCCGGCGGATATCGCCAGCAAGGTTGCTGATCTGTTCGCTCAGGGCATCAAACTTGGTGCGCTCTTCGGCGTTCAGCTCGCGCTTTTCACCGGCAGCCACATCCAGGATGGTTTGGGCTTCGACTTTCAGCCCGGCGCGCTTATCGCGCAGTTCACGAGGGTTCAACATGAGATTTCTCCTTAGGATGCAAAATTAATCGTTCGATTTCAGTTCGAGGCGGCGTTTCAGGCTATCGAGCGGCTCCTGCCACTCAGCCTGCTGCCCATCCCCCTGCACCTGCGAGGGGATAGACTCCTTGAACTCTTCAAAACGCGATCGCGTTGACGCGCTCACGTCAGTCTGCACATAGGCCGGGTACGTCACCGGCGAAACATCCAATAACTCGCGGCAGCCGCCCTTTTTTAGGCGCCGCACAACCACATCCCCAAGCACGTACCACTCGTCACCGTCGACATCGTCGCCGCGGTAAGTCCGCTTGACCCTGAAGGCGAACGACTGCTGATCAACGTCGCCGCGCTTGATCGTGACCAGCGCATCCTGCGCCCAGGTTGCGGCATCCGGGGGCACTACCGGTGGGTAGGTCCGCTGGTAAAGGCCGCGCTCATCCTGGCTGATTTCGAGCGTGCCCGAAATCGTCCTGCCAAGAACTTTTTCAGCGTTGTGATTCCACAGCGACCGCGTGTCGCCGCCCATGACGTCGTCGAAGAAGCCCGGCTCGATGATCTCGACAAAGCCGCCCAAATCCTGGCTGTATTCGTTGAAAACAGCCGCGTATCCTTCGAGCACCGTCCTGCCGTCTTTCTCAACAGCGCGAAACTCGCGCACCGGGAAGGTGCGCCGGTCGATTTCATCGTGGGCTTTTTTGAGTTTTTCTAATTCATCCATTCTGGCTCCTTTACTGGCATCACCAGCACCGTCGTCTGGCGGCTGATCTCGCTGCGCGCGATCCGATCGACATAACTGTTATCCCAACCACTCAGCAGGGCTTCGATGCTGGCCTGCGCGTCGGGTTCGCTCAGCGCGTTTTTGATTTGTTCCTGCACCTGGCCAGCGCGCCGGATCGCAAACAAGCGCAGCGACTCGCTCACCTTGGTGTTGACCTCGGCCAGGTCCATGCCCCCGGCCAGGATCTCGGCATAACTCTGCGCTGCCGGCATCAGGCTACGCACCGTAAAATCCTGGTGCTCCTGGTAAAACTCGCTCAGCCAATCGGCAAACTCTTCTGCGCCGCGCTTTACCAGCACCTTTTGCACACCAGCCCGGATGTCGTTCGCTTCCCTGCGCAAAACGCGCTGGATGGCGTCTGTCAGCACCGGCATATAACTGCGCTGGATCTTCGCCGGCGCGCTGACATCCATCATGTTCGAGGGTGTCAGGTAGGTGTCCCCGCCTTCGACTGGATTCATGTTTTCGAAATATCGAATATCGTTGACCGACAACCAGCCCCACTGGCGGCCCGTGCCGTAGCTGGCGTAGCGGCTGGTCGTGTCGCCGCGCAAAATGGCGGCCATCTGGTGCTCGGCCACCAGCCTTTTGCGTTCGCGTTCGAGCAGCAGTTGCATCGAGACCGATTTTTCCCAGCGCACCAGCCACGGGTACAACGTGTATGTGTAAAATTGCAGCCCGAAAGCCTCCACGCTCGCATAGGTCGAGTTTGCGCCGGTCATGTTCAGCATCATGTTCGGGATGCGGTACCAGCGCGCGATTTCCTCCACCTGGAACTGCCGCGTCTGTAAAAACTGCGCGTCTTCAGGAGGTACACCGATATTCTCGAACTTCATCCCTTCCTCGAGCAGCGCAATCTGGTTGCTCTTGCCCACGCCCCGGTACACATCGTTCCACGAGTCGAGAATGTTCTTCTGCGCCTTTTCCTTCAGGCTGCCGGGGTGAGTCAGTACACCCTGCGGCCGGGCGCCGTTACCAAACAGCGCGGCCCCAAAGCCCTCGGCGGCCAGGGCCAGGCCAATTCCCTGTTTTTGCAGCGCGATCGGCGTGTACGTGTTGATCCCGTCCGCAGACAGGCCGCGCAAAAAATACATTTCGTACCACTGGTAGGTTTTCTTGCCTCCATCGGGCATGGCCACATCGAAGACCAGTTGCAGGTTTTTATCGCGCCGGTTCGTTACCCGGGCAGACGGGATCGGCCACAAGGCCTTTACCTGCCCGTTCTGGTCATAGTCGATCTTGGCATACGCTCGGCCCCAGCCCACCATCTGGTTCGTCATCGTCTCGCGCACCAGGTACGAGTCCATCTCCGGGTTGGCCACGTCGTGCAAAACGTTGTAGAGCGGGTGTTTGGTCGCCTGCTCTTTGCCGCGCGGGTCCAACCGTTTCAGCAGAAACAGCGGCAGCATCGCCGTCGACTCGGCCAAAATCTTGTGCGCCGCGAAAACAGCCGAAAACGTCATCGCGATCTCAGGCGTGACGTTGATCCCCGCCAGCCCGCTGTTGGCCTGGATCGAGCGCCACAGCTCGTCCCCGACCACCGAGACATCCCGCTTTTCGAAGGCGTTTACCAGAAAGCCCATTTAGATCCCGCCTTTCGGCCTGGCAAAAACAATCGAGCCGAGCGATACCAGCATCAGAATCACGCCGCAGGCCGCAAAAGCCGCATCACGCGACATGATTCCGCTCACGCCGTGGAAAAACGCCCATAAACCCAGCAAAAAAGCCACTTCCTGAAAGCCAAAAACGGCCAAAAAGGCCCGCAATAATGCCTGAATTCTTGCCAAAAAGACCGCTTTTTTACTGTCCATACGCCCCAAATACCTCCACCAACGGCCCGCTCATTGCCCTGATTCGCTCAGGGTTCGGGCACTTTTTGAACGCCAAACGCCAGGCGCGCAGGTGATTTTCAAGCGGGGAGTCAAAAACCGGGTGATGAAAGCCCGGGCGCGGGTGACAGTATTTCACATCGCCCTGATAGCAGTCCATCCCGCACAATATCACCGGCTCGAAGCCCTGCCATAATGCAAACCAGGTTGCCAGCGTCGAAGAAAAACCGCCGTCCCACCAGCCCTTGGGTAAACTGATATCGCTGTTTTCGAACGGGCTGACGATGATCCCGCGAAACTCCCGAATCGCCTGGCCCAGGGCCGGAAACTCATCAAAGCGGTTGTCCATGTGCACCAGCACGTGCGGCTGGCAGTGGTGCAGCGCATGATCGTTGACGCTGATCAGCGTGCAATTAGCTGGCAGCCGCGCGAGATCGTCCACCAGGCTCGGGCCGCCGCCCAGCACCGCCGCCGGGCCGGGGATCGCGCCGAAATCAACTGTTATCTTGAAATTTTCTTGCATCGAGACTCCGGGCTTAAACGCAAAACCCGCCATTCCGTCCCTTGCGGGATTCGGAATGGCGGGCGGTAAACTCCGTCAACCTGTTTGGCTTTCGACCGGCCAATAGCACACCGGTCAAATTAATTATAGCACGAGTTTTCTAAGTTGATACAACTACCTTTTACAGATTCGTTTGCTTTAAAACTAAAAAGCAAGTCCCCCAGGTTTTTATAACCCAAAATCAACTTAGGGGAACTTGCCGCTCCGAGCACACAAGGGCCGAAGCTCGATTGAATAATAAACTAAAACCGCCCTTTCAGAAAGGGCGGTTTCGGGGATCGCGCGACACTCCCAACAATCAAAATATAATTCCGCGCCGTCAAACGGGGTGAGGGGGGCACCTCGCATGACGACAAAGCCAATTCTAGCACAAGTTTTCTGATTTGAGAACAGGGCTGTTTTCCGCTTTCTCACACGTATGAGAGCTTTCTAACAGCTCTACTGGCACTCCGAAAAGCACAGCAATCTGTTTGTAATAAGATTCCAGCAACATCGCGGTTTCAACCATGCCGCTAACTGGCGATTCTCCCATTGGGATTATTTCTACAGGCTTTTGGCTTCCCATATATCTCCTTGTGCCCTGTACTCCAACGGGGAATACTCAATTACCTGCGAAGCCGAAACGAACATAAATACGCTTGCTGCTTCGCCGCATTCAGAACAAGGCTCTTTAGTTATGTTTTCCACAGAAAGCCTTGCCGGCTCTTTTCCATTGCTCTTAATTTGACAACAACTTTCGCAAAACCACTTTGGGGTCATAACATTTCCCTATTCTTCTGGAACAACTCAAAAACGCTCTCGTTCATAAACTGCTGATATAGTGGGCCAGTTTCCGGGCATATCGAAACGGCCAACCCTTGAATGATGCTCTTCGGCTCTCAGTCGCTCAATCAACTGGTAAAAAGATGGTTCACTCACGCCAAAGATGCGAACATAATCATGGTTTTTATAACGTCCAATAACAATAATTTGGTGTGGGCTTTTGTAGTGGATGTCGGCGTGAACTTCGCAGCGCTCGTTAACCTGTTCTTGGGTAACCCTTATGGCTGACATTATTTGACGATATCGCTTTTCGTTTTCCTCTGGCAAGTTCCAAATAGCTTTGATGCGAGAAATGATTTTCTTGAACATAAAACGCTCCCTGTGAATGTTGCAACTAAGATTATACACATTCCAGCCCAAAATTCAATAATACATCTTCAGGCTGCCGCCATCCGTAAAATAATAATCCGAGTAGATCATGCTCAAGCGCACCCCCCAACTCAGCATTTTATAATTCTTGCTGATCACCAACCGCGCCTGGCGCTCGACAATTACCCGCTTTTGGCGCAGCGGAAGCGATCTGGGTACCCAGCGGTCGACCCAGTCCATCCAATCAGCCTGCCGCTCGATCAGCACACTCAGCGCATTCCGCAAGCGCCTGGCGTCATCATAACGGATTGAGTCGTCAGTCAGCTCTATTCTCTCTCTGATTCTCTTTGGCTTCACCGACAATCTTTTCATCAGATCACCTCTACAAAGTTAGTTTTAAAGCAAACGAATCTACGCGCTCAGAATGCCGCGCTGCTCATACACGCTCGTAGATGTCTCGTTGCGCATGTACTTATCCACCGCCATGATCAGCGCCACAATCCCATCGATGCGCTCGGTAGATTTTTCCTTGTCCGGTTTGATGTCGCCGGCGGCATTGGTCGAAACCGTCACGTTGCTCGCGTTCCAATACAAAACCTTGTTCCCATTATGGGAAAACTTCTGTCCCTTCACCATCCGCTCCAGCTCCGCGGTCGGCGCGCCCATCGAGAGAAAACCCTGGCCCATCTCCACCATCGTGATATTTTCGCGCATCAACCCCTGCACGATCTCCCCGGCAAACGTCCGGTCGTAGGCAATCTCCTGGATGTCATAGATCCCGGCCAGCTCGATCACATCCGCCTCGATAGACTCGAAGTCGGTAACGTTGCCCTCCGTGGCCCGAATCAGCCCGTCCCGCACCCAAACATCGTAGGGCACAAAATCTTGCTGCGAGCGCACTGTCATATCCACATCCGGGATCCAGAAAAATACCAGCACCTTCAGCAGCTCATCATCATCGATCGGAGGAAACACTAGCGCCAGCGCGCTCAGGTCATGCACCTTTGCCAGGTCAAGCCCGCCGTAACATTTGCGCCCGCGCAGCTCCTCCACGTCAAACGGCTGCCCGCATTTCTGCCAGGCTTCCATGTTCAGCCAGCGCACAGACTGCTCAGTCCACATGCAGAAATTCAACCGTTTGACGATGTTCTCCTGCGCCGGCATCGCCAGCGCGTCAGAAACCATCTGCCGCATGTAGTCCCAGGGCAAGATCGTCCCCAGCCCTGGGTTCGCCTTCGGCCAAACCTTTTCGTCCAGCCAGTTATCGCCCTCATCCAGCGCGCAAACGTAGGCAAACCATTCGTCTTTTTCAAACACCCCCTCAAGCACCTTAATCGACAGATCGTGATGCTGCCAGCAGATCGACGTGCGCCCGTAGCCGCTGTTGGTTATTTCGACGATCAACGGCTGCCGCCTGCTCTTCACCCCGGCCCTGATCTTCGCCACCACATTCCCGTTCGGGTGCTCTTGGATCTCGTCGATTAAAGCGACATGCACCCGTTTCCCATCCAGGCCGCGGTGCTCAGACGATATCGGACGAAATACCGATCGATCCCCCGGAATGTGCAGCAGGTTGACGTTGCACATCACCAACTCTGACAGTTCTTCGCTCGCCTGCACCATGCGCTCGGCATCCGACCACACCAACCGCGCCTGATCCTTTGTCACCGCCGCGCTGTAGATCTCCGCGGCCGGCTCGTTATCTGCTACCAGGCAATAAAGGCCCAACCCGGCCGCCAGCGGCGTCTTGCCGGTGCCCTTCGCCGTCTCGATATAGGCCGTGCGAAACCGGCGCGTGCCGTCAATCCGCAGCCACCCGATGAGAGAACCAACAATAAATTTTTGAAATGGTTGCAGGAGGAACGGCGCACCGTCTTCGAGGAGCAATATCTCCTCGTAAAAATCAATCGCCATTTGGGCCAGGTCAGCCCGCCAAACAATATCTTTGCGCTTCAGATCGTTTAAATGCCGCTGGCAGGCCAGGCGCACCGGTCGCCCGGCAACAATTTTCCCCCTTGATACCGCCCGCGCGTATTTCGTAACCGGATCAACTCGTTTTCCCACGGAATTTATCTAGCTTCTTTTTCGGATCGGATGATGGCGCACTGACTCTTGTCCTCGAAGATGGTGTCATGCCAAACTCAGCAGCGATCCGCATAAAGTTGGCCATTGCCCGGTTGGCAATCCCCACCCAGGGGGACTGTATTACATTGCCCTTCTCGGTGGTGATCACATAGCCACTGATCTCGATCTCACCCCTGGCATTGACCCAGTCCGCATACGCCTGGCAGTAAGCCGCCAGCCCCATGCGGTCGGCATCCGTCAGCACCCTAGCCTTGTACAATTCCGGCGCCACGCGATTCCACTCCTCGACCGCAGCTTCAGTCAGGTGCTCCGGTGGCTGAGGCAGACTCGGCGCCAGCACCGGCTCAGATTTGTTCGGCTTCCGGTGCCCAGGGTTGCCAGACTGCTGCTTCAGCGCCGTCGGCTTCGGTTTCGGTCCGCGTGGGGCCATATCCCTGATACCCCCTATTCGAAATTCGCGGCCGCATACGCGTCACCCATACGCCGGTCTACGCGCAGACTTTGCAGAGATTTAACTCCCCCTGCCCCGCCAGCCTCCGCCGTCTTTCTCGTTGATTTTGCGGTTGTGGCACGGGCCGCAAAGGGTCTGCAAGTTGCTGATGTCATGTGTTCCTCCTCGTCTCAGTGGCACTTTGTGGTCTACTTCATCGCCTGCGATCAGCGCATCACCATGGACATGGTACGGATCTTCGCAATGTGGATTCATTTGCAGCTTACGCGTCCTGATCCGTCGCCATTCTCTGCCGTAGCCGCGCTTGGCAGCCGACGGGCGAGGCCTGTCATAGGGATGATCAGGGCAGCGATTGCCGCCGAATACAATTACCGGGCATCCAGGATATGAGCACGACTTTCCTGACCTGGTTGGCATGGACTATCTCCCTGAAATGACATCAGGTATGACGATCTTTGCGGACCGTCATACCTGACAACGTTTGTTATTCGGGCAGCTTAGGGACGGTAGGCTTGACGAGCTTCGCTTTGTTCAGTTCTTCGCCAACAGCGGCCCGGATCAGAAAATATATTTCAGGGACATCAACCGGGATCTTGTATTTATTCGCCATGGATTGCACAAACTCGAGTACCTTGCGCTCTCGGCTTTCTTTTGGTATCTGGCCAGCTTCGAAGGCCTGCTCGGCAGCCCAAACGCCGGCAGAAACAAGCCAGCGCAGCAGCAGGTATTGACGTTCGCTCAAGTCTGCCTTTTTGGTTTGGCACATTCGGATTGCCCAGGCAACGACAACGGCAGCCAGGACAGGCAATACAATGACCAGCACGGGCTGCAAAAGTCCAGAAAGCGTCTCAAAAGTGGATGGTTCGCTACCACCGTAGGCAAGGACTGCCGTTGATGGAACAAGGGCCGCTACCAGGAACAGGGTAATCAGCACCAAAATCAGATTGCTTTTGAGTTTCATTGGGATCTCCTTTGGTAAATAAAAACCGCCCGACCTGCCCAACTCTTTTGAGTTGAGAACAGGCCGGGCGGTAAACTCCAGCGTCCTTAGATTGTGGGTGCAGCAGCTACTATTTTAGCATAGCCGCTTTGACAACCTGGGCAATAACCTTTTGACTAATGGACCAGTAGAAAACACGGCCACAGGACATGCAGATTGCTTGTGTATCCCGAATGAGCAATACGCCAACCCTTAGGAAAAACATCCCTTCGACGTTGACGCATTGGCCTATCTCGGCCTTGCAATCTGGGCACTCTACTGGTCCCTGATCCATAGATTTAAGGTTCTGTGTTTATTATAGCAAATTTGTTCGAGTAGTGCCATTCTCACACGTGTGAGGCTTTTTCAGCCTTGGAAGATCACCACCGGGTGTAGATATAGTATGGCTTTTTATACCAGTCAGGGCGTTTTCCAGCGAGCAGCCGCCATAGCACAACAAGCGTTCTGACAAAAATAACAACTTCCCACAGTACAAAATTCCAGTAAATGTCATCAAGCGAATCTTGTTCGAAATACCCTGCCATCAAAGCAGAATAAATAAATCCAAAAACAAAATGCAAAACTATTAGGATTATCATTTTTGGCCTTTCCTTTCGACCTCAACCAAACTTAATAGCCTTTTCGAAAGCTCCTGCAAATCCTTCAGGTGGTTTTCGGTCGCCTTCAGCGCGCCGGCACTGCCTGTCCCCTCGGACGGCCGCAGACCACATTGCCACAAACTATCCATCAACTCCTGGGCAACCTCAACGGGCAAAACGATACTATCCATCGGGATTGCATCAAACTCGTCTACCGTTTCAAATATGAGATTCGAAGAAACGGCGATTTTATTGCCTGAAAGTTTTTCGTAAAAATAAAGGTTGATTGCTCGTGTTCCCCATCGCATTTCTGCATGTGCATGATGATTTTTCAGCATTTATTCCTCGCTTTCTTTAGGATTTCTCGGTGACTTCGTAGCACTCAGGACAAAGACGCGCACCTATTGGATGTTTATAATCCAGGCAGTCCTGTTCTGGTCCAATCCAGCCGCACTTTGAGTTTATACAAATTCTTATAGTGCCATTCTCACACGTGTGATGCTTTTCTTCCAGTTCTTGTGCAGCCTTTATAAAAGCTTCTGCCAACCCATCAAAGTTCATCGACTTTTCTATCTCTTCCAAGACCAACTCTTGTGCGCGCACTGTTCGCTCGTCTCTCAATAGCTCGTTTATAAAGTTGACTTGCTCTTGCGAAAAGTTCACTCCAACCCTTTCCAACGGGCTTAGCAAATAAACCTTATGGACGCCGGTGAAACGATTAATTGTTTTTCTGTAATTGCCTATGGTTTTCGACTTATAAATCAGGTGATACCAAAACGCATGCCAGGCATCATGCAGCCATTCACGTAGTTCGTATTTCATGACGCTCTATCCACCTGTTTGACTGTCTCTAAAATATCAAGCCCAGTCCAACCATAGCCCCTATTGCGCAACTCTTGTTTTGCTTCATCGCACATTTCCAAATACCTGGCAAGCAAATCCAACGTCTCAGGCTTCCCGCTCTCGTCTTCTGCGACGGCTTGTTTTACAAGCAACTTCCAGCCTTCAGCTTTCATCGTCGGACTCCCACCAACCACTGATCCAAGTCTCAGCGCTTTCGAGCGCATCCATAAAAAACGCATCGAGAAAATCTTCGAACGCCGTTGATCCACGCTCAGCATCACCTCCCCAATCCAGGATGTATTTCGCCATGTAGGCAGCCATCGCTTGCGGGTCGGTGATGGTCATGCTTTCTTCTCTGTGCAGCTGCGAATGCACTAATAAATCCAACGGCAGGCGGATCACAAGATCATCACCTTCAACCTTTGCGGTCATATTGATTTGATCAATATCTGGCTTTGGCTTTTCCCTCAACAAAAACGGATCAAGCGCCGGCACTTCTGGAACGCGAAAACCATAATACTTATCTGGATAATCTACATCACGGCGGCTTATAAACTCGAGCGCCATAGCCCAGGCGACCGCTCGATCAGGATGTGCGGATATTTGCGCCAATAATTCTTCATCGCTTTTTGCCGCCCCACTCTTCGCTGACTGACCACACATCCCGCAAGTTCCTTCAGGAGGAAAGCGCATTCCGCATCCACAGGTTTCTTGCTCGTCAATTGGCAATGTCATTTTGCACCTCTTCTGATTTTCTTTTCCAAATCATCCAGCCCTGCCAAAAACGCATCGCAAATCATCAAAAAGATGATGATAAACAAAAAAAACAGATCGCGCATTTTATCTTTCATAAATTTCTCCCGACCAGCAGCCACCAGGCCAGCAGCCCGAGCAGCATCAAAGCCATATGCACCCCGACTCCAACAGCCCACCACACCAGCCCTTTGCGTATTTTCATCGTTAGCCATCTCCTGTACCGCTTCTCAACCCGCATCCCATACACCAGAGCGGCCCGAAAGTCATCAAAGCCCATCCTGGCCCGGCGCTGACGGCCTGGCCGCCGAAATACCGGCCAGTAGACCGTGTATCCGGCGGGCCAGGTGTAAACGTTTATTAGCTCGTATGGCTCCATGTCAGTCTCGGCGTAAGAAATCAACCAGCGGACAAACCCGGCAGGTCGTCGCCGAGGCCATGTCGGCCAGATCGCAGGCCGTGCAGGTTGCTGTAACCCGCCTGCGGGTGTGCGAATCGAAGTTTTTTTTTTGCGACCAGGTTCAGGGCAGTGTATTGTGTGCCGGCCTGCGCCGGCGTCTCGCCGAAATCTTCCCGCTTCGAGCGCGTCGTGCTCGAGCGGGTCTCATACCGCTTGCACAGGGACAAAAACACAGACACACTCGCGCCGCGCACGGCCAGGCGGGTCGCCAGGTCGGTGCGCATCTCTGGGGCCAGACGCTCAATGGCCGCGATCGTGCGCGGACTCATCTGGATCTTCCCGCGCGCAAACAGATCTTGAACCGGCTTCTCCAGCCGCAGCAGGGACAGGTGCGAGTAAACCGTCGCGTCGCTTTTGCCGACGATCTCGCATACAGTCCGCACGTCGCCATACTCACGCAGAAGCTCGTCATAAGCGAGCGCTTTTTCGACCGGGTTCATGCCCACCCGGTTATCGTTCGCCACAAAGGCCTTGACCAACCGCTCCACGCCGTTGTGGTTGGTTTCGGCCCCGATGGTAGCCTCGATCTCTGTCCAACCCAGCAGCCTGGCCGCGCGTGTGCGCCGTTCGCCGTCGACCAGGATATAGGTGTCATCCGGGCCTGGCTCGACGAGGATTGCCTGAAGCTGGCCCACTTTCGGGTTTTTCATCGTTGCCGCCAGGCGCTCTATTTCAGCCTGGTCAAAAACCTTGCGCGGCTGCTTTGGGTTTGGATGGATTTTAGAAAGGGTTATCTTCATCGTCATTCTCCTCGTCGATCTCATCGTGATCCGCAACGTCCAACTGGCGGACCGGGGCCGTAAGCGGCACAATATCGGGCGTGTAAATCTGCGCTGCCAGCCGAGTCATCACGCTTTCATCCACCGGCGTAATGCTGTAAATGGCTGACGTGCCGAAAAAGCGCGTGTAAGCCGGTCGGCGCGAGGTCTCAGGGACATCCACGCGCACAAACCCTGATCCGGCGATCACCTGCTCGCTGACCATTCCAGCGATTTGCTGGCGGCCCAATAACTCGACCAGCGCCGGCGTTGAAAAAGTTTTGTTTTCTTGCTCGCTCATGATTTTCTCCATGTCCTTTATGCAATAACCAAACCAACCCAGGCTGACGCCTTATCGATCAGCAGCTTTGCCTGCTCCAGATCAAGCTCAATACACTCGCCATTCACATCAATGATTAATACTTCGCGGTATGTCGGGTCAACAAAAAGCGAGTTTTCCGGCTTATCTTTTT